ATGTCGACGTCGGCGACGAACCTCAAGCGCGGCGACGTGATCTACACGCACACCGACGGCGAGGTGGTGCAGCTGCCGCGCGCGGTGGGCGGCACGCTGCCCCGCTACGGGAAGACGGAGCGCACCGTCGCCCGGGTCGAGAAGACCGTCGGCGGCGTCGTCATCCACTTCACCGACGGCCGCTCGACCACCACGCCGGCGCAGGCCGAGAAGGGCTCGGGCTACGGCACGGTCGTCACCGGCCGGCAGAAGGCCTACGGCGCCTACACCGACCAGCGGGCCGGCGTCCCCGGGCAGACCACGAAGCCCGAGCTCGACGTCGAGGCGCGTCAGGCGCAGCTCTCCGCGGGGAACCGGGAGATCGAGAAGACGCTCCCGCAGGGCACGACGATCTCGTCCAAGCTCATCGCGATGCCGACGGGCCCGGCCAGCGTGCGGCAGGTGCAGCTCGACACGCAGTACCGCATCGTGCAGGGCCCCGACGGCGGGAAGAACGAGCGCGTCGGGTCCGTGATCCTCCGCCCCGACGGCAAGTACGAGGCCAAGGCCGACGGGCTGCCGATCGGCAAGTTCGACGACCGCGGCGAAGCGCACCGCCAGCTGGCCGCCGGGTTCGAGGCGCGGCAGGCCGCGGAGAAGCGGGAGCTCGCGAAGCGGCAGGCCGAGCACGAGCGGGCGAACGCCGCCAACACCGAGAAGGCCCGGAAGGCCGCTGCAGCGGTGGGCGGGGGCTGGGAGCCGTTCACCGTCAAGAGCGACGGCACCCGGCTCGGGACGCGCGCGGCCGAGAAGGTCAAGCAGGCGTTCAAGCTCGGCGACACCGAGGTCATCATCGAGACGTCGATGTCTGCGACCACCACGAAGGCGCTGCTCTCGGACATCAGCAGCATCCTCGACAAGGTCAAGGGCCAGAACCTGCCGCCGGACCTCAAGTTCCGGGTGCCCGCCGGCGACCCGCGGTTCCGCTCCCGCAAGGGCCGCGGCATGACCGGCGGCTACGTGATCATGGGCGTGAACACGGTCCACATCAACCCGCAGGTCGCCAGCGGCGCTGCAGCGGACAAGTTCGGCGCCGGCGGGGCCGCCGCCCAGCAAGGCCACTTCATGCCGGCGTCCAAGAGCACCGCCGGCCAGCAGTACGTGATCACCCACGAGCTCGGCCACGTCCTCGACGGCCACAACCGCGACACCAGCGCGAAGGGCTCCCGCACCCCGTCCGGGTTCGAGCTGCCCGACGTGCCCCGCGAGGACGTGTCGACGCTGACCCGCCAGTTCGCCGGTGAGCTCTCCAAGTACGGGCGCACGAACAACGCCGAGGCCTACGCCGAGGCCTTCGCCCAGTGGACCCATGGTGGCCCCGGCAGTAGCGCCGTGGCCGACGCTTTCGCGAGGAGGTTCGGATGGGCTCCGCCCAAGTAGACCCGGGTGACCTGATCGACCCCGCCGACATCGACTGGGAGCAGATGGACGACGCGGACGTGTGGCACGCGCTCCGCGCCGGCGTCCCCCAGGCCATCGCCGAGGCCGAACGTCGGGACCGCGGGGAGCGCTCGACGAAGGTCCGCGAGGAGGTCGCTGCCTACCGCGCCAGCCGGCGCGCACGGCAGACGTCATAGATGTCTTGCACCATCTGGTGCAGGAAGCGGGACGGCCGCGCTCACAGGTCGGACGCCGACGGGCGGTAAACGGAGGAGATCCACCATGCACAGCAACACCTTGCTCGAGCTGCCCGTGCACCCGTTCACGGGCCTGCGCGCCGTCGGTGTCATGCCGTCGGGGCGGATCGTCTGGCCGATCCTCGGCGGCAGTGAGCCGACCGGTGGGGATGGCGGAGACGGTGGCGACGGGGGCGACAACGGCGGAGACGGCGGCGACGGTGGCAGTGGCGGTGGCTCAGGGGCCCCGCCGGTGACCGTGGCCTTCACCCCGATCCAGTCGCAGGAAGAGCTCGACCGCCTGATCACGAAGCGGGTCGCGCAGGTCGAGCGGCGCTACAAGGACTACGACACGTTCCGGACCAAGGCCGAGCAGTACGACACCCTGGCCGCCGCGTCGCAGACCGATCAAGAGCGAGCAATCGCCGAGGCCGAGGAGACCGCCTACAACGCGGCCATGGCCAAGGCGGTGCCCAGGGTGGTCAAGTCCGAGTTCAAGGCCCAGGCGACCGCTCTGGGCCTCGGAAAGGACCAGCTCGACGCAGTGCTCGAGGATCTCGACCTCACCAGGTACGCCACAGAAGATGGCGACCCCGACGAGGCCAAGATCGCCAAGAAGCTCAAGGCGCTCGCTCCCGCACAGAACGACCCGCCCCCGGACTTCGGTCAGGGCCGGCGGGGTGGTAACGGCAAGACGACCAACATGAACGACGCCATCCGCAAGATGGCGGGTCGCACCGCCGGCTGATCCAGGCAGCACCTCGCATGGCGCAGGAGCTGTCCCAACCCCGAACGAATGGAGCACCCGCGCCATGCCTTTCAACAACCTGACCTCGCGGACTGACGCCCAGGCGCTCATCCCCGAGGAGGTCTCCAACGAGATGCTCCGCGTCGCCACCGGCCAGTCCGCGGTGCTGACGCAGTTCCGCCGCATCCCGGTGGGCCGCAACCAGGTCCGGTTCCCGATCCTCTCGGTCCTGCCGATCGCCTACTGGGTGACTGGCGACACCGGTCTCAAGCAGACCACCGAGATGAACTGGACGAACAAGTTCATGAACATCGAGGAGATGGCGACCATCATGCCGGTCCCGGACGCAGTCCTGGCCGACGCGGAGGTCAACATCTGGGACGAGGCCATGCCGTTCCTCGTCGAGGCCTTCGGGCGCACGCTCGACAGCGCGGTGTACTTCGGCGCCAACGCGCCGGCGTCCTTCCCGACGAACATCTCGGCCGCGGCCGCCGCGGCCGGCAACACCGTCACCGAGGGCGCAGCTGCCACGGCCGGTGGGTTCTTCGGCGACCTCGACACGGTCATCGGCCGCGTGGAGGACGACGGGTTCGACGTCTCCGGTTTCGTCGCCGCCCGTTCGGCCCGTGGCCGGCTCCGGTCGGCGCGCAACGCCTCCGGTGACCGCCTCGACGCCAACCGCGTCAACGGTGGCCTGACCGAGCTCGACGGCAACCCCATCAGCTACCCGATGCGGGGCCTGTTCCCCGCGGGCGGTGCTGCAGGGACCAACGTCCGCCTGTTCGCCGGCGACTTCTCCCAGTTCGTCCTGGGCGTCCGGCAGGACATCACGATGAAGGTGCTCGACCAGGCCGTCATCCAGGACAACACCGGCGCCATCGTCTACAACCTGGCGCAGCAGGACATGACGGCGATCCGCCTCACCTTCCGGGTGGGCTGGCAGGTCAGCAACCTGATCAACCAGGACCAGCCGGTCGAGGCGAACCGCTACCCCGTCGCGCGGCTCGTCTACTGATGGTCGCTGGACGGTCCTCGCAGCCGAGGGTGGTGACCGTGACGACGACCAACGCGTCGACCGCGGTCACCGCCCCGGCGGGCACGTTCTCCACGACGCGGGACGTCGGGCGGGCCATCACGGCCGCCGGCATCCCCGCGGGTGCCACGTTGTCTGCGGTCGCCTCCGCCACGGCGGCGACCCTGTCGGTGGCGGCCACCGCCACCGGCGCACGTTCGGCGACGATCGGTGCGGTGCACCGGCTGGTCGTCGACGCCCAGGCGGACGGCTTCATCGGCTGGTCGCCTGAGTCCGAGGCTGAGGCCGGCGCCTACACCGTGGCGGCGAACAACGCCGGCACGGTGGCGCCCGATCGGATCACCAACCCGAACACGCGGGTCGAGCAGAGGAGCAGAGGCTGATGGCTGACAAGAAGCAGACGCCCGTCGAGGACCAGCCGCAGGACAAGCAGGAGCAGCTGGCCGAGGAGTCGAACGCGCAGGTGCAGGAGCGCGTCGACCAGGAGACGGAGCAGGGGTTCCGCGGCGTCGAGGTCGACCAGACGCCGAACGAGAACTACACCGTCGCGGGCGTGACCGCTGGTCTGCCCGTCCCGGAGGCCGCTGAGGTGCCGCGCGAGGCGCGTCGCCTGGCCGCCGGCGAGAAGTAACACCCCGCCGGCGTCCCTCCCCGCTGCGAACGGGGAGGGGCGCCGGCCCCAACACCACGAGAGGAGGGCCCCGTGCCCGGTCTGGTCTACGCCACGTGGGAGGACGTCGTCGCCTCCTACGAGTACGCCCTGCCCGTGGCCCGCAAGCCGTGGGTCGAGGACAAGCTGCGTCGCGGCTCCGTCCGCCTGCGGCAGCTGGTGCCCTCCCTCGACACCCGCATGGCCCTGCCCGCCAGCGACCCGCAGTCCGTCGACCCCGAGCTGCCCGAGACCCTCCTCGTCGAGGCCGTGCTGCGGCTGGT